CTTTAATGTTGGTAGATTCAAATTCATTGATAACACTTAAACAAATTTCCAATCTGTTGCTTTGGCAAAACTTATCTCTCAATTTCCTTTTAGCAATCTCCCAAATCTCTTCATTTATTAAATAATCTTCATTACTTAAGTTTATATATCTCCAAAAACGAAACCTGCACCAAATCCAAAAACGAATCCTACACTAAATAACCCAGCTCAGATTAGCAAATAACGATGGCTCCCCTACATCTGGTAAGGTACCGATGTAGGACACATTACCGGATATAGGATCTACTGTTAATACTCCTTTCCACACGCCTGTAGATGTAAACATTGGTATATGACGTAATAATAATGCTGATTTTGGCAAGTCTGAAGGGAATATGGTAAACAAATTGCCGACAGGGCTATCATTGCCCATCATAATAGTTAGTGAACATACCTGACCATATCTCTCTAATACAGCTTTTGTTTTTGAGGAACTAATATATGTAGTTCTATTAGATTTTATACGAATACTAATACGTATTTCATCTATTATCGATAGCCTTAATATTGTTGGATCATTATCAACGGGTATAGTTGCAGCTCTTACACTCGCACGTTGTACTTTATATGTATCCCTGCTTATATTGTCTGCAAATACATCATTACCTGCCGGATCATACACTGGGTCAAAATATAATTCATAATTATTTAATGCACCTGATCCAGTCCATCCATTACAATAGCATAACTGACCTCCTAAGAGCAACCAACCCTCAGTCAGTGTGATTACACCTAATGATACACTGACATTGAGTCCTGTAATAACACCACGACCTGAGCTATCATGAGATTCAGCGTACTTACCCGCCAACATAACTACTGCATCATATAATCCATCAGACAGCCACAATAAATCATCTCCTGTAAATGGCATCCCACCACCTGGTATCTCTAATTTTTTCATTATAATTATTATTAATAATTGACAACTTTATAACCCACTCCTGCTTGCTTATACCTATTAACGGCAGCTCTTATTCTATTCTCATATTCGCTGGTAAGCAGTAATCTAACCGGTACATATACTATAAAAGACCCTTGCGAATAGTAATCAATTTGGTTATACAAATAGATTGGATTAGTGTTTGGATATAAGTATAGCATTTCACTATCCGGTATATTATCCTCTTTTAAATACAAAAATGGAGGCAGGAGCAAGCTATCATCTTCTATATATATTTCTCTCAGATCTGCATCAAACAAGTCATTCAGATAATGCTCAATATATATGACCTGACCTGTCAGGTTAAGTAGATAATATACGTTGGATGCATATATATTCATCCAGTTATTCAGATCCTGTATTGGCTTAGCCAATGATGATACCCAATCAAGATGCCTGCCACTACCTTCTGATCCCCATATAGCACCACCAGTAGTGACCCATAGATCATCATCTTCTGTTGACCATAGTAATGATGCGCCGGAACGCCTCAGAAAATATGGTATCAGACGTACAGCTGCGCCAATTATATCTATCGCCCAGGTCATAATTTTTGAATAAAATTAAACATCACTGACACACTATCGTCAAACAATATATAACCGGCCGGTGGCTGTATCTCAACATCAAATGATATATCAACTCCACTTATACCCGTTGTTAATACAGCACTCTGGAATACAGGGTCTTTTACACCTTTTACACCCTGAAGTACGTCAGTTATCTGATTCACATTCACAGCACCATTGAATGGAATAGTGGTAGTATATAGTAACAACGCAGCGTCCAAATCTGGTATTAAATCCAACAGAGGCACTATTGGATCGTAGTAGATATTGTATATAATATTTACAATATCAGCATTACTCGTAAATACTGAAGTACGCGTGCCGGCAAATTTTATCTTATTAACATAGCTTACCAAACCATCTCTTTCCGGAACAGATAATGGTGCCAATCCTCCACCGGATTCTTTAGCCACCTTGATTATCACTACACCATCCTTGCGCTCCTCGATAGCACATTTTGCCACGATTCTATGACTCTCATCGATAGGATCATATCTATACTGATTATCTACATATACCAATATGTCAGTATGCTGATATTCGAGTATCTTCTTATGGTACCATCCAGGCGTACCTGCAGGAGCTGCTGAAACTATACGTTCTACATCTGCCTTAAACAGATCCCACAATAACTCATGTGTATGTATGATAACAGCCGTAATATATGCCCACAATCGCCATATCGCCACTTTGCTGTCACTCTTCAGATCTCCTAATAGCTGTGTAGCATTATCATTCTGCGGATCCAGATCTGATAAGGAAGTTCTATTCTCCTTTTCATCGATTATTACATCGTATATTTCATTGATACTTCTTGCCATTAGCCCGATATTGGTTTTCTCTTACTAAATATTGTCAATACATTCTCCTTATCTGTGTAAGCATTCCTGACATCAATTTTCACACCATCCAAATCATTTGCATTTGCAATAACTTGTGGATTATCCTCTAAAATCATTGCCAGCCCATCTAAACTCCCATATGCCTCCAATGCTGCATCATATATCGTTTGCCAAGGCACACCTGTCAATTTCTCTCTTTTCATAATTTGACATGTAAGGTTTTCTCAATACTATTGATCTTTTGAGCACGGTATGTATCTGATTTCAGATGCAGCTGCACACGACGCATTACGTCACCATCCATTGCACCATTCAGGTCATCATGGATTCCTGCTCCAAGCCTGGGATACTGCTTATAGTGACCAGGTTGTGCATTGATAATATGTCGGGTATGCTGCATATCACTGTCACTAATCACAAAATCACCATTGCGGATCAGCAAATCATAACCACCATCTACTTCACCAAACAATATATCTCTTCTCATTACATAGGCTTTATAATACTATTCAAATCCCTTTTAAACGCCGCTATATCACTATTCAAACGAACTAACGACGTCATACTATCCGGAAGTAATGCCGTACTTGGCCCGGTAGGCGTGACCACTTTTATATTAGATATAACATCGGATACCGAATTTAATATATCACATAATTCATCTATTTTTTTAGCTATATCTATACTTTTTATCTTCATTGACATATATTCAATGTCACTCATACCGGTTACAAAACCATGCAATTCATCTATCATCGTCACGATCACATAGCTACCTTTTTCAGGTACTATATATACGCCAGCTTTATCTTCTGTAGCCTGCAGACGTACATCGTATACCGGCGAATCTCCGTTGATAGGATCTACATCTACACTACCCTCGTTAACTGATGTGACTACTGCTATGAAGCTCGTAGCCGCACCTTCGCCCACTATCTGCTGTATATAATTACGTATACTCATACCTTGATATCCAATTCTAATTGCTGCCTGTAACCTGACATGCCAAATGATGTTGTTACCTTCTTGACTAAATATCTGCCGGCTCGCTCCGGATAATATGCATCATGTATATCTACCACATCGCCATGCGCTACATGAGGATCTCCAAATATAGTTATACTGCCTCTGTAACCCTCATATCTCAATCGATTTATCTCCATGCCTGCAGTTTTATCCGCCGTATCTTTACTTATATTATAATAATGCAGCGTTCTTTCCTCTCCTTCTTTATCGCCATATTCATACTCTACCTTTTTATTGTTTTTTTGGATGACTATGACCCTTAGTTTGATTTTTACATCCTCTTTTCTTACCCATTCCAGGTCATTATTTATGACATGCGTACTAAATGTCACCTTATGTACATGCTGATTATTTGGCCAGTATGCCAATCCCACATACAGCACATTGTCACGGATAAAGCTCTTTAGAAAATATCGTTTACGCAGATCTTCCAATACCTCTACTGCTGTAGCCTTATTGATGCGATAACCTCCCAGCGACATATCCACACACTTGATCTTTACGACATTACCCACTATTGTTTTTAGCAAATTGGCCAATGTCACATTACGCCATGACTTCGTTATAGTCTTTTGCTTGAGCAGCCACATAGCGTCCTCACAGGTCAGTTCAAACGGATTGTTCGTTGATATTTTTGTAATATACCCATCAAATACCCTTTTGTTTTTGTTGTCATAGCCCAGATCGACAGACACATTCATACCTTTACGTAGCAATGCATCCCGATCCATCACCAATGTCCGGCCATGCCACGATATGCGGCGAGGAAGCTGTATACGAGCCACACTGGTCAATTGATCCCACGAGCTCTCAACCTCACAGCTGACTACGCCCTCAAAGACATATTTGCCTATCTTTATATTACTTGTAAGTCGTATCATCCTCCAGCATTACTAATGGTGTATCAGATATACATCCCAATTCCACTATCTGTGTATTGGTAAATCCATTGGTAGTCGGAAACGCATAATCCTCCACTACCACATTATAGATATCAAATGCCTGCAGTAGCGGACTTATCACCTCCAGTGCGTAGGGTATCTGCAGCAATGTGATCAGATTCTTTACCTCAGCCTCCGGATACGATTTGCCACCTTTGCCCACAAGTGCAGCTTTGACTGAGATCACATGATCGCCATCGCTGATATACTCCTTGACAGTACCATTCCTGCCCTGCAGTGCCGTTTTAACTATATTCTTCGTTTGACTGATATCAAATAATACCGTATCAAAATAGACTTCAATATTGTCATATCTCAATAGCATATCAGACCATACCAACGTACCTAACCACGACCGCTTATCCTTATTGATAGCATACGGCTCTACAGCTTCTCCATCTGATACGACATACTCCGGCACATCTGACTGAAGATCATTTTTATGAGGTGGATACGGTGGCACTGATCTCAGGAGATTCAGCCCTGACCCGTATTTACTCAATATATAATCCTTTATATCTGATGTCATTACTGATAATTTACTTCATTAACGGCACTTAACAACACTCGTTCTATTTCACCTTTCAATTGAGATGTACTCATTCCCAGCGACGTTGTATTGATATTCAGACTTTCCACCAACTTATCAATACGTATGCTGATATTCTTTACTTCCTTGCCCTGTCCGGATACTAATGCATCATTGCGACGCTTCACGCCTATATCCTTTGATGCCTTCCTGCCACCAGATGCCAGTGTACTACTCGCGTATGTATCTGCAGTAAGTGGACTTTCAGTAGCCTTTACTGCTGATGGCTTGGGTATCTTGATTTTAAATATATTCTCCATCCAGCCAAACATAGGCTTGATCACATGGTCATATATCCACTCAAATGCACTTAGAAATACACGTTTTACCGGCTCAAAAAACGTCATCAACTTATCACGCAACCCTGCAAAATGATCCGACAACAACACTATAGCTCCTATCACTATACCTATCCAACCAAATGGACTTATTGACGCTACAAGATTAAATGCAGTGGTCGCTATCGTAGCCAGCATAGTACTACCTCGCAGCAGCGACATAGCTCCGGATATCGCAGTATATATACTCGCCACACCCGATATCATCGTCGCTGCTACATACATACCTACCAATACACCGCCTAATCCAAGTGCTACCATAGACCAGCTTTTGACCTTTTCTATATTATTATTAGCCCACGTCACAGTATCATTCATGACCTCCAGCAGCTTGATCTTAATAGGCAACAGTCCTTCGCCAAGTTTCGCCTTCAGGTCATCCTGTGCAGCAGTCAATCGCAGTGTAGCATTCCTGTCACTATCCATATTGCGGATGAAGTGTCCCTGTACTGACGTAGTCTGCTCTATTACCTCTGCCATCGCAGCCTGTGACCGTACATAATCCGGTATCGCATCTTTGGCACTCTTGATCAGACCCATCTGCAGGGCACGTTGCCTGATCTTCGTATCGTCAAGTGATACTCCCAGTCGCATAGCAGCATCAGCATTGCCATCTATAGCTGCAGTATATGCATTCATCGCATCTTCCTGAGTCATGCCTCGCGCTGATGCCAGGTCATTGACCAACCGTACAGAGGCCACCGACAGTTCTGACACCTTCTCCTTACCATAACCCAGCGACCGGAACAATTCACCAAAGCCATTTGCTGACTTCAATGCCGCCTGTCTGGACATACCCATACTGTCAGCTGCCTGACGGGACATATTATCAACCACATCAAATGACTTGCCAAATATATCCTTGGTCATCGACACCGTACCATTCAGCTTGGACGCCTCATCTGTGAGCATCGTAAATACATGCATTGCCTCACCAAATGAAAAACTACTCAATAGCGACTTACCCAATCCGGCAAGCGTACTACCCACACTTACTATCTTATCCCGGACTGCACCGGCAAACGATGACATACCGCTCAGCACAGTACGCATACCATTACCCAAGGACGTTATCATAGCCTGTGACTTGCGTACAGCAGTGTTTACCGCCTCGTGCTTCTTAGCCACTTCACCTGTCGTCTTGATCACATTCCGGTATACGGATGTCACCTTATCGACTGCCTCGATTACATATCTTACACTATTGAGTCCGGTGGCCATAGCTTATACTGTTTCTGCAGACTTGTTAAGTTTGTAGATCTTACTTACATTCATGACTACCTGCAGTACACTCACCAGGAGGTTTTCAAGATAGGCTTCCAGGCGTTTATCTTTTATCTCAAATCGCTTGCGAATGACACCAATCAACTCCTGCAGCTCTTCGTCGTCCAGATCTGCTATCTCAGCAGGTATCTGATGTATGCCTCCAAAAGCCTTCGCACTGTTCAGGATAGGTTTTAAAAATTTTGGCGCATCTTTCAGCGTTACACGGCCATCATCTTCCAATGATGCTATGATAGCGTCTGACACATCAAATACAAAGGATATCAACTCCTCCAATTCTGTTTTACCGATTTTTACATCGCTCATTTTATCTTATTTAAATAGTGATGAAATAATATTCTTTAACTGTTCAAGTCCGTAGGTCACCTCATTCACACGCAGTGCCCACGTATCTTCGTCCATATCATCAGGATCCTCACGCATCCAAAAACGGATCATTGCATTACCTATCGTGATGTCGTCGCTATCCTTGGTAATACGGGATAGCGCTAAAGCTTTTTTACGATAGCTTTTTTCTCTTCCAGTAGCTTACCCAGATGGGGCGACACTGACAGCATCACACTCGCATCTTCCACAGCATCCCGGTCACCCGCAACCAGACAGTTGTTAAACAGTATCACATTGAATGCCATCGGATCATCCTTGCCCACAGCTACAGCTGCAGAGATCGTGGACATATCCGGCTTCTTAAAGATAAATTCGTTACCTCCTTCGATACTGATCAGTGTCAGTTCACCATGCTTCGCTTTCAATCGGCTTATTTCTCCTTCACTAAGGCCACAAGCCACTATTTCTTTTATTTCTCCGTTCATACTATATTATTTACTTCCAGCTAATATGACTGATTAACAATGGTATCTCTGTCTTTACCACCATATCCTCATTGCCCACTTCACGTCCATTCTCCTTAAATCTCGCATTGTGCAGCGTATGATTCACGATACGACCCAACTGTGGCTGATAACTCACCACTACATCAAATTCAGGCACATCCTGAAGGCGACCCGTAGGTGATGCCTTCTGGATAGCTTCTATCTCCTCCATATAGAGTTCGATTGATGCTTCACAGCTTATCTTGCCATAACTGCGGCTCACAGGCAGATTACCTGCTCCATAGTTGTCCTGCATATCTTCCTTGTCTGAGTACGATATCTTACTCACGCCGATCACCTGGCGACCCAGTATATTGATTTTGACCTGTGACCAGGAGTATGCTACTCCGTTTATAAGTACCTTTGGCATATCTTAATATTTATTATATATTACAATTAAATTTTGATACAAACTGTATTGAAAATATCACATCCGTAAAAGCAACTGTTGGACTATCTCCAAAGTAGCGCTGATAATACAGTTCTACATAAGCTCCTGATGGTATATATAAAAATTGATCCCTGCCTATATGCGCAGTTCCAAAGTCGTCCGGATCTATACATATACCCAGATACTTACTGACTACAGTACGCAACTTCTTGATGCCATTGACCTTCACATACACACTTATGCCCAGATAGTGATTAACTTCTTTATTTGCCACATCCATATTATATGCTATCCGGTAATACCCTCCGGCAGTAGAGGACAGCACCAGCCTGTTATAATCCGGATCAAAGGATATATCACCGCAGTTACTGTTAACTGCGTTGGCAAATGGAAACCTCATCTCACTACTACCCAGCATATTATCCACCTGACTAATCAGCATCATATCACCATAGGGTGGCGATGGATATACCGTCATATGCACACTATCAGGTACGTCTATACGGAGACCTGTATCACCACTGATCCGCACCGTATCACCACCTGTGATATACAGTGGTGCCGTATTGCCATACATCGTATCTATATAGATATACTGATGGTCACCACCACCGGAGCCGCCACTGTTATTTCTGTAGTAGCTGTCTATACACTGATGGTCTGAATCCGTCACACCATTGATCAGATGTGACACGATCCAGCCAGTTTCCTGTACCAATGCACACACACCAGGCAGCAGAAAGGCATTGCCACTCTTATGGACTTGCAGTACTACATAGTTGGACATAGCCGTATCTATACTTACCACTACATATCGCTTACAGTTGCGCCACAGCACTATATGATCCCTGCCGATCAGATCCGTACCATTGAATTGATTAGAGTAGTCATTGATCGTCAGACGTACACTCAGGATACTGTCATTGACAGCCACAGGCCATCCTTCTACAGTAGCCTGATAGCCTGCCAGAGGTATCACTGTCTGACCATGTGCACTATATATGCTCATCATTATCAGTATTATATACAAATGTCTCTTCATATTAAAATATTAAAATATTAAACTTACAAACTGGCGTGGTGCCAGCAAAAAATCTTTCAATACTATCTCCAGGTCACTCCCATCGCCGGTACCATACTCTGATATCCCTACATCTACTCCGGCGCTGCCATCCGGTGCATATATGATAGGTGTCGACCTCGACACACTACCCGACGATCTGCCCACATGCACCGATGGTATATTCAGATTGGCTATATTCGTATTATACGGACGCATATCTTCGTAGGCCAGTTTTATAAAGTAGTTATTCGATGCGTCCAGGGCATCCTGCCTCATCTCTATATATACCTTGTACAGCTCTACACTATCAGGTACATTAATTACCAGCTCACCGGTCACATCGTTACTCACGATTGTCACCGTCGTATCTGTAGCCCAGATATGAGCTGATGTATTGCCATGTACCTTTCTGTACGTGTATCTTTCTTTTAGCCTGAATTGGCCACTGCCACCGCCACCACTGAGTGACCAGGCTCCATCGCCCGATATCGTCAGTGTCTGCAGCTCATTGGTCGGATCATTATCCGCATCACTTACGTCTATTGTTATACCGGTACCACCTACTATACCTATCCCTTGTATATTGCCAGTCTTTCCTTCATCCACCAGATCCGGTGCTGTACCGGGCCCGGCAGCCTGATATGGAAACACCAGATTAAGTACCTGATTAGGCGGTGTACCTGTGATCGATGCACTTGCAGATATCCCTTGTGTCACCGTACCTATCGTAAGGCTATTCGGTGGACCAGGTGGACCCACAGGGCCGGGCACATACTGCAATCCCTGGATGATATAGTCCCGGATGGATGCCAGCGTAGCACGCCGGTTGATACCATTCTTCTGGCTATACACCTCAAAGTTATTATTATTGGGTGATGGCTCCAGCGGAAACGTATTCGGCTTAACCGTTGACTGTCCCATAGCCACATCACCCAGCAGTACACTTATTATTAATATGATTACTTTTATTTTCATACTTTTTTTTGTTGTTTGAGTTGTTTGAGTTGTTAAGTTGTTTGAGTTGTTAAGTTGTTAAGTTGTTTGAGTTGTTAAGTTGTAATACCGAACCACACTTTACCAACTTCTCAATTCTCAATTCTCAATTCTCAATTCTCAATTCTCAATTCTCAATTCTCAATTGCCTATTGCCCCACAGACACTGCATATCCGATATTTACCTTGATCGTCCTCGCTGTACCTCTGGGCACTATCTTTACGTCTATATTCAGTATCGATGTAGTCAGTATATCCTGATCAGGATCTATGATTACTTCAAATGCACTGATCTCGCCAGCATTCAGCATCAGATTGAGCGGACGGCTCGTCTGATTTACAAAGTACGCCACCATATCTGCCGACAGTGTACCATCAGCTGTCACCTCTATAGGGCTATTCAGATCCGGGAGCAGCGAAGCCCTGATACCGCGCTTAGCCTTGTGGATAGTACGGTTATTCTCTATATACCGGTAGTCCGATGTCTCGTCACACGCCGTATGTGTATCATTGACATATACACCGGGCACACCTTCTATTTGGCGCAGGAATATGTACCCCTTATCACTCAGTGTCTCCAGCGTCGTCTCGGTCACACCTCCTGGCAGATAGCTGCCATCGCTAAATCTTGTCTTTTCATAATTGTTGACCCCATCTGCTTTATATGCCAGCGGAAACTTCCTTACCCAGCCGATACTCTCATGTACCGCTGCCTTGGACAGTAGTCCCAGCAGAGCACCACCGGCAGGTATGTATTTGATCGTCAACAGGTCTGCCAGCCCATTACCTGCACCACTGCCATCACCCGATATCAGTACACTCACTTCCGGATTGTCATTCTGATGCAGTATCGGCAGCGTATTATCTGTTATTAGTTTGGTGTGATCCTTGACAGACAGCAGTATCACTGCAGGGATAAACAGTGCATTCAATGCCGTTGCAAATACACCAGCTTCTGCCACCTTCGCCAGTACATTCGTATACGTCATGTCATCCCTATGCCAGTAGATCTGGCGTACACGACCCTTAGTCCAGGTATGATACGACGTCACAGGCACTCCGCCACTCGTTGCTTCCAGTATCACATACAGCTCTGACGGCCCGGCCATCTGAAAGTATTCCCGGATCTGAAATGCCAGTACAGGATCACTTCCCATTATGTTATTTATCGTCACATTCTGCTCAGCCTCTTCATAGGATTTTATCAATCCGCCAAATACCGTGGAGGGCGATGATGTCTTATAGATGAGACAGGATACATGATCCTCTCCTTCAGGTAGTCTGCCCAGGCCACCTGCTACCGTTTCAAAATATACATTATTTAGTGCCATCTGTTACTTTTTTTGTGTCTTTCAGATCTTTTTTGTTCACCTCTACCACTTCCACACCCTGATACCGTGCAGCCTGTGCAGCAGCTTTAGGATCCAGATAGTAGTATGCGCCCACCTGGTGCAGTCTCGCATCCGGATATTTCTCAAGCAGGATCATCGCCTGATCCCTCGTCAATTTTCCCATTATTCTTATTGTTTTTAAATATGTCAAATACACTTTCTATACGCTCCGCTATCACGCGCCACACATCTACACCTGTGATCTCATACGCATTCTCTGCTATACTCTTAAATTCGCGTACACATATCATAAATGCCACCATATACGTGATCGGAAAATCTGCCACATACGGAAAATACGTATGCTCAAACCCATCAAAAAATACCACTTTGATACCATGTGCACACAATATCAGCAGCATATACACACTTATCTTATCTATAGTACGGCCATATCCCTTACTGTTGATCTCCTCCTTCCGACGTCTCGCAGCTTTCACACCCAGATACCAGTCCACCAATATCAGCACCACACTCAGCGCTATAAATGGTGCCACCGGTGCCACCAGACTCACCAGCCATCCCAATACCACACCCCACATTAATGCCCACCATTCACCCATAAGGATATTATCCATATACTTTATTAAGTCATTCATTTTTTTTAAAAAATCGGGGAGCCTAACATAACAGACATCCCCTCCATTTAAGTACATCTTACACTTTTGAGAATTGTTGATACTGTTGAGTTGCGGAAATTGTTGAAATTGTTGAGTTGTTGAAATTGCAGAGTTGTTGAAACTGTTGAGTTGCGGAAACTGTTGATTCAACACCTAAACACCTAAACACCTAAACACCTTAACAACTTAACAACTAAAACACCTAAACACCTAAACACCTAAACACCTAAACACCTTAACAACTTAACAACTTAACAACTAAAACACCTAAACACCTAAACACCTTAACACCTCTAACACCTTAAACAACTTAACACCTCTAACACCTTAAACAACTTAACACCTTAACACCTCATCCCGATAGCTATCGGGACTCAACAATCAGATAAAATATGTGGGTGCCACGTGCACACAGCACCCACTGCCCATCCTCAAAAAATATTTATCTTATTTATTTTATCCGGCAGCTTCTACGATGGATACTACACCGGTCTCATCCGTATACACCTTATTGCCTCCTATACGTGCCATCGCTGAGAATACACTACCGTAGTAGCCCGGTGCATCGATATCACTGTATATCTTCACGGCACCTTTGGCACGTGCTAAAAAGTCCTCATGCCAGCACAGTGCAGCTGCATTGTCAGTAGCTGCACCTGCAGTCGATGGCAGTATCCGCACCGGAGTACCTGCATTCGTGTATCGCAGTACATTCTTTTTGCCACGCGTGTACACATTGAAGCCAAATATCTTCTGTACCACACCATCCTTGATCGTCGCCTCACTACGGAAGTCGGCACTCATCAACTCCGTCTTGAAGTCGATCACCAGATTATTGTACATCGATGCAGGTATCAGGATATGCCTGCCCTCATACGGTACATCCATATCATCCAGTACCTGCTTTGCCGCCATCAGGTCAGTCAGTGTCAGTTTCTTACGGTTGCCCGTAGCACCAGGCGTGTTAGCAGGTGTAGTGCCTCCCGTAGTACGCACGATATTGGCCACCAGCGTAGCTCCCCAGCGATATGCCAGGTGATTGCACGCCTGTTTGTTGATCTCATTGATATGCGTACTCAGTACAGACATACGCTTATCGTAGTTTGTCTCTATCTCCTCTATATCAGGGATGTGCGTCGGATCACTCGTCAGCTCATCCAGATTATAGTTGCCGTCTATATCCGTCCTGAGCGCTGCCACAGCAGGATATACAGCCCTGTTCACTGATACTGACGGTACAGCACCTGCATTCGCACGATGCACTACCTTATTATCTACCCAGGGATCATCATTGATCGCCTTCATCACAAAGGAGTCTGCCGGAAATAGCGCCCCGGCTATATCACGCGCCCATACTTCTGTTTGTATTGCCATTTTATTACTATTAATTAAAAATTAAAAATTAAAAATTGAAAATTGAGAATTAATAATTGAGAATTGAAAATTGAGAATTGAAAATTGAGAATTATCCATTATCCATTATCCATTATCCATTATCCATTATCCATTATCCATTATCCATTATCCATTATCCATTATTGCACATTGCCTATTGCTAATTCACTTCACACCCTTCACATAGTCCGCTGCCAATTGGCTGTACAGTGCTGGATCCTCCTTCTGGATACGTTGCAGCTCTTTAGGATTCTCCTTGGAGAGCTTATCAAACGTCAGTGTCTGCACTTCACTTTTTCTGCCTTCACCGCCCAATGCCCTGATAGCCGCTACCACACTACCTGCGGCAGGTGGTGGAGTGTCTTCTTTCTCCGGGACTGCAGACAGTAGCTGTGCCACCTCGTCATAGTTACTGTGCGCCAGCCGCTCGTAGGCACTACGGTTCTCATCATTCACATGGCCATTCGTCACACCCAGATTCATGAGCGATTTTACACGTTCAGACTGTGCCGACTTTAGCGACAGCTGCAGTGTAGTGATCGCCTCAGTGATATCCTTTTCACTGGCGTTATCATTCAGCCCAAGCAAGGCTGTTATCTTTGTCAATTCCATACTTTCCGATTTATGTTTGTTATTTATTTTACGCAATTCATTGACTGACGCTCCATTTGACAGACGCAGTATCACCGCATCCCGGTCACCTGGTATATTGGTCATAGACACCTCCAGCAGTTCAGTCTCCAGCACAGTCTCATATACTTGTCCCTGTTCGATATGTTCTGCTTCCATAGATGTCAGCAGTGGTGCATGTCCCATACTGCACGATGAGATATAACCATTCATATATTTATGTGCCACCATCGCTCCCAATGGATCCATCATATCAAATTCAGGTACTCCCGTCAGTGCCTCACGGCCTTCTACTTCCTCCAGACGCAGTTCTGTCATCTTACCGATCGATAGTACAGCGCCATTGTGATGTACCAGTAGTACCGGATTTTTGCTGTACGATTCTGTACGTATGCCCGATGCTACTACCTTATATCCATTCCGGTTGACACGACCGCTACATATTACTATTCGATTCATATATTATACTAATACGATGCAAATATGTACGCTTTTTTTATAAAAATAAAATGCTTTTTATTAGTTGTTTATATTGATTATCAATCTATTAACAATAGTTATCGGTTTATATTTATACTATTAAAAATTAAGATATTAACCTCATTTTTGCCTCATGGATAAGAAATCAGCAGCAGAAGTATTGTACAGAGAAGGCTATAATCAGACCGATATCAGCAAGATACTCGACGTATCTAATAATACACTGAGCAAATGGGCACGTTCCGCCAACTGGCGCGAAAAGAAGATCAGCGACGACCTCCTTCAGGATTCCTCTGTACAACGTATACTCAAACTCATAGACTACCAGACCAAAGCACTCGAAAGGCGCATACAGTCCTGGATAGATGAAGACACACAATCCACCAAGCTCATAGAGCGAGGCGATATCGATGCACTACAGAAGCTTTTTACCACCATACGACAGGATGCCAAAAAATTTACACACTACATTCAGGTCACACAGGAGCTCATGCAGTTTATACAACATATAGACCTCGAACTGGCACAGAGACTTACCGAACCGGCTGATAGATTCCTTAACGAAAAACGCAAATTGTTCTAATATGAATAAATTGTCATCCATCGACAAAAAAGCATACCAGGACTGGCTCAGCCTATGCGAGCAGATAAGGACAGCCACGCCAGTCACCATCGAAGACCAATCCACCAAAGATACTCGTATAGCTGCCTTACGTCAGGATTTTGAAGCCTTCGCCAAATACTACTTTCCACACTACTTAGATAGTGACTTCGCATGGTTTCATAAGAAAGCAGCCAAAGATATCTATAATGATACCAATATATTTGCCGTCCTCGAATGGCCACGCGAACACGCCAAATCTGTTTTTGCAGATATATTCATACCGCTATTTCTCTATGCCAATAATCAGCTATCCGGCGTAGTCATCTCCAGTGCCAATGAGACCAAAGCTAAAATACTACTCGGCGACCTCCAGGCCGAGTTCGTATCCAATAATCGATGGATCAGCGACTACGGCGAACTGGCTAAGATAGGTGACTGGCAGGACGGCGCATTCTCCACCAATGACGGTATCGGATTCTGGGCTCTCGGTCGCGGACAGTCACCCAGAGGTATACGCAAAGGTGCCAACAGACCCAACTATGCAGTAGTAGACGATATCGACGATAAAATCATCGTACGCAATCCGCAGCGCGTCAAAGAGACCGTCGACTGGATCATAGAAGACCTGTTCGGTGCGCTGTCCATCAAAGCTTCACGTATCATCATCGTCGGCAACCGTATACACAAGGCTTCCATACTCGCACACATGGTAGGAGATGTCAATACCGGAGATCCTAAGATACCTGGAAGATACCACCTGAAAGTATTCGCCTTTGAAAAAACCACCACCCATACCAAAGCTGACCACATCACCGGAAGACCAGCCTGGAAAGAAAGATATACCCCCAAAATGCTCATCGACAAAATGACTAAAATGGGGCATCGATCCGCAAGACGAGAGTACTTCCACGAACATCACGAAGAAGGGAACGTATTCAAAAACCAATGGATAGAATATACCAAACCCATAGCTACATCACGATATACCAATATAGTCATATACTGTGACCCCTCATTCAAGGATACCGAAAAGTCAGACTATAAAGCCATCATCACCGTCGGTGCTCATAATGGCAAGTACCATATTATAGATACATGGGTACGCCAGGCATCCGTCAAGCTCATGGTTGAGGTATTCTATGACCTATATGCCAAATACCAGAATCACGCCCGATACTACATCGAAGCCAATATGCTCCAGGATCTACTCCTCGATGAGTTTACACAGGAAGGCAATATACGCGATCTGCACCTACCCATCAGAGCTGACCGCAGAGCCAAGCCCAATAAATACCTACGTATAGAAAATATGTCACCTCTATTTGAGAGAGGACTCATACGCATAGATCAGGACATACAGCAGACTCCTGACACTCAGGAGTTCATCAACCAGCTATTAGGATTCCCTTACGGACATGATGACGCTCCGGACGCACTCGAAGGCGCTCTGCACTACATTACCAAATACAACAGATCCTCCGGACGGTCACCCCGTTACGGTACATATACAGTCAAATCTAAATACAAAGAATAAATACCATGATACCTTTAGAAGATTATAAAGTATTCGTACAGGAAAAAAGAATGCAACTCATCCTCGAAGAGCAGGTAGCCATCCTCGAAGAAGCTGAACTCATAGCCCGAGCCACCATCAGAGACTACCTCTATCCATACTATGATTGTAACAGGATATTCCACCACGTAGACCAACACGCCAAACACCGATCGGTCAAACGATGGATCATGGTCATCACACTATATTATATATATGAGCGTATACCCGATGGTCTCGTACCGGCACGTGTAGTGAAAAATTATGATGATGTCATACGCATACTCACCAATATAAGTGACGGCAAAGGCGTAGTCGATCTGCCACGACTCACCACCGACAAAGAAGGGCAGGAAATGCCCAATACCAAGTTCAGATGGGGCAGCGAACAAAAACGGGATCAAGGCTAACACCATATACCCATTTAAGTAGTGTTTAAACTCCTCTTAAATCGACGTTGATACATTTTATATACATTCATCCAGATTATAAATAATAATGCCTTATATCGCAAAATAATGAAAAATTAATCCCGATAGTCCCGATAGCTATCGGGAGGATGAAAATTATCAATTATCAATTATCAATTATCAATTAAATAAAACATGCTTGACAAATTATTAAACATATTCAGGTCCAACAGACCCATGACATCATTGCACACCTATGATAGAAAGATACCCGTATCACGACAGCTACGCAGATACAACTATCGGGTAGATGCATCCCTCAAAGAGTGGAGACAAGCCGTATCACTCGCTGAAGATCCTGTACGACCCAACAGGTATCCGCTCTATATGCTATATAACAGAGTCATGGAAGACGACCAGATACTCGCACAGGTACGTACAGCCAGATTCAATATACAGATGTCAGACTACGAAGTACGTATCGACAATACACCCAATGAGGATCTGATACGCCTGCTCGATAGTCCATGGTTTTTCAAGTATCTGGAGTACTGCGTCGATACAGAGATGTACGGTTACTCACTCATCGAACCCATCACAGGCGATGATGGATATATCAGTCAGATACTCATCATGCCACGCGAACACGTAGCACCACCACTCCAGCACATACTATTCAATCCATCCGACGATACAGGTATGTCCTGGAATATGCCACCCATCGCCGGCAAACTCATAGGCATAGGCGACCCCGACGACTTAGGACTGCTAAAGTCAGCAGCCAAACTCATCATACGCAAGGATTACAACATCGTCGATTGGGGCAGACGCAATGAACGTTTCGGTATACCTTACATCACCATGAAGACCGCTTCACGCGATAAGTCCGAACTCGATGAGAAAGAACGTATGCTCGAAAACTTTGGCGCTTCCGGATGGGCACTCATAGATGATGAAGATCAGATAGACATCCATGAGCCCGGAAGTAACAGCTCCGGAGGCCATATGTCATTTCAGGACTTCCTCAACTATGCCGACCGGTGTATAGCCTTCCTCATCAATGGTACCACAGCATCTTCAGAGCAAGTCGCTTATGTAGGCAATGCCCAGGTACAGGAGCGACAACTCAATAAGTACACACTCGCACGTATGAGACGTATACAGTACCACATCAATTTTGAATTATTTCCATTTCTCACCACACACTTCAATTATCCACTTGCCAATGCACACTTCGCATTTAAAGACCTCGAACACAATGAAGAAAATGCAACCATCAACACCGACAATGCCAGTACCGACGCCAAAAACATGTCTTGATCAGGTAAATATACTGTACAATACCCATCACCTGTGCTGTGATGGATACTATACACTGGCACTAAGTGACACCACCGTATCACTGTGGAAGCTATTTACCAAAGCCATCAAAGCCATATTTTACAGACAAAACACCGACACACTCGATGAGGATATCACCATCAAAGAGTACGAGACCTTACATGACGCACTCCACGTAGCCGCTGCTGCCAGACATATCAACCTCACCGACTACAGAGATCCTCAGGCACGTACCCTGCAGCGATTGCGTACCAATCTCATCACCTTTGTAGCATTCAAAAACTACAACAGATCACAGGACATGATACGGGCACTCACCGACGAGCACGGCAAGATCCGTAGCTTTGCAGCCTTCCAGCGCGAAGCCATCAAGCTCGGAGAGTCCTACCTCAGACATCAGCTCGAAGCAGAATACACTACCGTCGTAGCCGCAGCACAGTCTGCAGCTCAGTGGGATGACTTCATCCGACAGGCACACATATACCCATATCTCGTATATAAGACCCAGCACGATGACAAAGTCCGACCGGCTCATGATCTCCTGCACGATGTAGCCAGGCACATTGATGACGCATTCTGGGACATCTACTATCCGCCCAATGGATGGAGATGCAGATGCTATGTACTGCAGGCTAAGTCTGACCAGGGATACAGGACAGAGCCCGACGCATACCCCGACGACAAATCCTTACCTCCCGTATTCAGACACAATCCAGCCAAATCAGGCAAGGTCTGGAATAATAAACATCCATACTTTCAGCATATCAAGCCGGAGATAAAGAAAAAAATATTGCGTACCAAATTTAACCTGCTTAACAATCAAAGACTATTTGACGTCATAGACGGTATTGAAGTACATTATAGCAATTATGGAAATGATAATTTCTTAAAAGAATTAAATATTGCTAAAACCATCCAATTTCAATTCCCAAACAATACCATTCAAATCCTTCCACAGATAGAAGAGAAAGGACTCAATATTCCCGACTTTAAGATAGGAGATACCCTACTTGAATACAAATCTTTTGATACTGTTAATATTTCAACTATCGAAAAACAGATTATCCATGCTACTATACAGCTCACTAATAATAGATATAAAGATGTACAGTCCAGAATCGTCTTAGTACAGTTTAATAATAATGTCGATGAAGATAGAATAGTAGGTAAATTTAATAGCATTGATTTAGTTAAACAATACAATATGCAGCTATGGATACGCAAGAACGAAACCATCATAAAGCACAAAGTCAATCCTGAACAAGACTGACTTTGTGGGCCGGGTCAGGCTATTTATTCAACCCATCCCTACCTTACGGCAATGCAAAGATACAACATTATATTTATTAATTAAAAATTAAAAATTAATCCCGATAGTCCCGATAGCTATCGGGAGGATGAAAATTTCCATTATCAATTATCAATTATCAATTATCAATTATCAAATTTAAATCAAACACCTATGAGTATCGTAAAAGTAGAGATTAATCATCTTATTAATGAATTGACTGTGGACAGCACAGTCCATGATATCCATACACAGATATCTAATGCCTTACAAATGGCTATAGATAATATCGAAGGTAAAGGTCATCATATTACTATCAATAATATAGTAGGTACCTTTAATATCCTCGTAAAGGAAGAAGACACATCAGGAAAGGCAGAAGATATTTTGATCAGGGCTGCTCAAACGCATCATGCTCCCGACGTATCAGATCAAACCCCTGGACTATACCATACATGATGATATTTATATCATCAGTATTATGCTTGCCTTTTGCTGCAGCTGTTATTATCATGTCAATAATGGATTGGTACGATGGTTTTAATCGGTCATAAATATGCCCATATTCCTTCATAAAATGTGACTTTAATACTTCCTCTGTCATGGTATGATGCTTTTTATAATAATATATTATTAATATATCCAAACACCATACCAAAAGGCAATATAAGACAAAAGCCCAAACACCTCATCCCCCCGATAGTCCTCCCGATAGTTATCGGGACTATCGGGAGGACTATCGGGGGGACTTAACAACTTAACAAATCTAACAACTCAACATTACCCATTATCCACATCCGTAGTCATGATACGCGATACCGTCACACGGTGCTCTATAAAGTATTCCTCCATGATACGATCTATACAGTCATCATACCGCAATCGCTCTACATCATACAAATGCCTGAATCGCTCCTGGATAGCTCGGTACTTCTTTACAGTACCAGGACGCATTTTTGTTATTGACATACTTAATTAAAAATTAAAAATTGATCCCGATAGCTATCGGGATGAGAATTGAGAATTATCCATTATCCATTATCCATTATCCATTATTAACCAACTTAACCAATTTTATCAACCAGGTATGCATCCAGCTCCAGCGATGCCAGTATATCCACATACTCCGGATACGCACTATAGTCATACCCCACACACTCAAAGGTCTGTACCGACTTCACCAGATTATTGATACTGCCATGGGGTGTCAGCTGCCGACGTACGATCGACTCATGTATCGCCACTTGCCGGCCATTCACATCCACCACCGTACGTCTATTCATCAGCGCACGGTACACAGCCGTCTCCAGTGCCTGATGACCGATCAGCGGATGCAGCATATCCCGTTCATCACCATACACCGTCTCCGTCAGCAGGATCACATTAAATCGGATTAACCCATGCTGCACCTCCGATGGTAGCGTAGTCAGCGGCACCGGCAAAAACTGAATATAGCACACAGGCGTATTCAGCACATGCTCATCACCTACCTCCAGATCCTGACCCAGATACCAGTCCACGCGCAGCAGATCTTCAGTAGGCGTATCAGGATCATACCACCATGGCTGTACCAACTTAGCTTTCAATGCCAGATATATACTCTTTAACATAATTCTATTAATTATAAATTAAAAATTGAGAATTGAGAATTATGAATTGATAATGGGAATTTTTATCCCGATAGCTATCGGGATTAATTTTTAATTTTCAATTCTCAATTCTTAACAACTCAAACACCATTAAATATCGCCTTCAATCTCTCCTCTATGATACCCGTCATGATCTCATCCAGTCGCTTTGACGGCCCCATGAACTGACGCTTAGGCATCATCCTCTCCACACGGCGCGTATGTGCCTTTACAGTCTTGCCCTTGCGCTGATGCTCACGTACAGCTGCAGTGTACCGCTGTGCTCCTCCTTCATTATGTATCTGCGCATATGCCACCTCCGTATATACCACTCCTACGCTGCCGGTCACCTCCGTACGCAGCGACCGACGCAGCGCACCACTCTGTACCAATGGACGATCCTTCTCCTTGCCCGACTTGTCATACACAGGCTTCCACTTTTCCAGTACCTCATCCGTAAATCCCTTATCCGACCAGCTACGGTCAAAGTAGTTGCGCGCCTCCACGGTCAACTCCGCCACCAGATCCGGTAGCATCGCCTCTATAGCCTTCATATGTTCCTCTATCACCATTATCAATTAAAAATTGAAAATTGAAAATTGAAAATTAATTGCATATTGCTTGTTGCTTATTTATAATTAAAAATTTCCATTATCCATTATCAATTATCCATTATCAATTATCAATTATTAACCAACTCTAACATTACGAATTACAAATATACATATTATCCTCATAACCACCAGCATTCATTATATCTATTTCTTTGCACAGCATCGTTTTATGGATCCATATTAAATAAAAAAATCCCTTCCTGCATCACACAGAAAGGGATCAGATCGTTTTCCTGACGTCAGGTATACGTCAACCCTTTATATCATACACATGATACAGACTCACATCTCTATCCCCTATCAGCTCACGTGCCACATCCAGCATCAGCGTCAGGCTATTGCGCTCACGTGATGATAGCTCACTGCGCAGACACGCCTGCGCCACCATCAGCAGCGCCTCCTGGTAGTACCCAAGCTCCTCCGCATCCAGCTCAAAGCTCACACGTACCAGATCCGATTCATCTATCCTTACTATCATAGCTCCATCTGTTTTTCAAAGTTCATCATAGACTGTCCATATCCTGCAGGCAGTACAGGTGCCGCCTTCCTCGCATCATCAGCCATCACACGCATCGTACTGCGGCTGATCATCAGCTTTGCGTACTCCTCACTCACATACGTGATCCCATTCCACACCACAAACTGACCATCATACCGCACCTTCTGACTCCACGTACCCGACCGCGTACTCAAGCCCAGCTTGCGCTGTATATCCCGGTACGCATACATCTTCCGCCCATTCAGCTTGCTCATACGTACACACTTCGTCAGCTCCGTCATAGTAGTCACCTGACCATACAGCCGCTTGCTCGTATGCCGACGCTCCACCTCTATGAAGTACTGACGCACCGTACGACCCATAGCATTGCGCTCTACCATCGCCAGCTCCTTGGCCATATCCAGCGTAAGGTGATACTCGATACTCCTCCGGTCGCCACCATGCGTATTTTGATTCGCCAAAACGGGCGAATAAAAAATACACGTATAGTCCTGATGCTCTTTGAATCCATAGACATGTATCTTCCCCTTGATCCAGTTGGAAAAATCCTTGCCTACTTTTAGAAATGAATGTAAATCCCGGGCATTCACGAGTAGATCGTCGCCCTGTGTCAGGATCGGGATCAGCTCCCCCGAGCCGCCCATTGCTTTT